ACGGTATCACTCGCACATGGCCCACGGTAAACCGGCTTCTGTCCCAGATTGCCCCTTATTGCGGGAGCGTGACAAGAAATGCGTAGTTTACAGAGAAATTGGCGGGAGCTGTATTATTCTCTCCCCCAGAGTACGGAGCCGATTCTGGACGAATACGGAAACGATACTCTGGAGGTAAAGCAAGTATACGGCCCCCCTACCCTACTCCGTGTGAGCGTGAGTGCCAACGTGGGTCAGGAGGCGATCAATGTTTTCGGTTCCCTGACTGGCTATAGCAGAACTGTTAGCTATGCTGGCACGAGTTGCCCTCTGGACGAGGGTAGCCGAGTTTGGTTTGGGATAGACACGAGTGAGCCTCACAATTATGTCGTGATCAAAGTGGCCGACAGTAAGAACGGTTTTTTGATTGCGCTGCGTGAGGTGTCTAAACGTGCCTAATATCAAGATCGAACTTAGCAACGAAAGTATCGGTAATGCCATAAAGGAAGTGCGGAAATACCAGAAATGGGTCGCCACAAAGGAAGCGGAGCTGAGATCCAGACTGGCAATGCTTGGCGCTACGGTCGCGTCGATTCAGTTCAGTAGAGCAATCTACAATGGGTCGAACGATGTAACCGTCCGAGTGGATAATACCGGTTCTGTCGCGGTGATATACGCGGAGGGAGAAACGGTTGCGTTCATAGAGTTCGGTGCGGGTGCTACCTACGGATATGGGCATCCCCAAGCAGGACAGTTTGGTGTTGGCCCCGGCACTTATCCCGATGGAAAAGGTCATTGGGATAACCCTAAAGGTTGGTGGTACGGATCTGGTCAGCACTCCTACGGTAATCCCCCGGCTATGGCGATGTACTCTGCCGTACAGGAGATTACTGAGAACATAACAAAAATTGCGAGAGAGGTGTTTCGGGCCACATGATTGATTATTCTAACGAGGTTTTCAACGCGGCGGCGAAACACCTCCGTTCTTTATATTCCGGTATTCAGGTTGTCGGTGAATATGTGGAAACCCCCGCACAGTTTCCCACGGTGACTCTGGACGAGATCCAGAATGTGCCGGTGCATCTGGACAGCGCGGATCGGAACAAGTATGCCAGAGTGGTATATCGATCTCAGGTTTTTTGTAACGTTGAATCCGGCAAGCGACAACAGGCCCGGAAGATCTTCGACAGTCTGGATCGTGTTCTTATGGAAATGGGTTTGTTCGTAAAAACCTATACCACTACTCCGGCTGTGTATAACTCCGAAATTTACTGTATCACGGCAACGTATGAGGGCGTGATCGGAGAGGACGGGGTTATCTACCGAAATTAAGGAGGTGTCGATATGTCTACGACGATTGACTCTCTTGATATACAAATTACTACTAGTGCCGGTCAAGCTGAGAAAAAGATCGGTGATCTTGCCGAGGCCCTTGGTAGGCTGAAAGAAAACGGTAAGATCACGGTTGCTACCAACGGTCTGAAAAAACTCGGTGAGGCGCTGAATACTCTGAATCCTGCGCTGAACGGTTTGAATGCTGCGAAACTGCGGGAACTCAAAGAGGCTGTGGCTGGTCTGTCCGGCATCCAAAAGCTGTCTGGTCTGAACAGCGCGGTAAACACATTGAAGAAAATACCCGATGTGATTTCCAAGCTGGACGCAACCGATCTGGCGAAATTTGCTACCCAGATGGAGCGGCTGTCGGATGCCCTGAAACCTCTGGCTACACAGATCGATAAGATCGGTACGGGTTTTTCTAAACTACCCACTCAGGTAAGCAAGGCTGTAACTGCCACGAACAAAATGGCATCGGCCACCGAGAAAGCAGCGGTTGCCTCGAAGAATCACGGTGAGGCGTTGGATCACCAAGGCATCAACATTATGGCCGCGATCTCCAATTTCGAGTCCATGATTCACGTTGCGCAGTTAGTAGCTCAGACTATTCAGGGAACGATGCAAGAAGCTATCGAGTGGGATGGCATCCAGTATCGTTTTGGTCGGGCGTTCGGAGAGGACGCAGAGGAAGTCTACGAGTACGTCTTAAAGATAAACGACGCACTCGGCATTAACATCCAACAGTTCATGCAGTACAGCTCCCTCTATGGCTCTCTGCTGAGCGGTTTCGGCATGGCTCAGGAGAAAGTAACTACAATTTCCATCGGCCTTACTGAGCTGTCCTACGATATCTGGGCGGCGTACAATGACCGATTCAAAACTCTGGAGGATGCCTCCGAAGCGGTTCGATCTGCCATTACGGGCGAAATCGAGCCTATCCGAAACGCCGGTATTGCGCTGACGGAAGCCAGCTTGCAGGAGTATTTGGATCAGGTGGGCATGGCTCATGTGAGTATTGAGAAGCTATCTGAGGCCCAGAAAGCCGAGGTTCGTTATGCTGCGATGGTAAACGCGGCGATGAATCAGGGTATCGTCGGAACCTATGCTTCCGAAATGCAGACAGCAGAAGGTGCTGTTCGTACTCTATCCCAGAGTTTCAAGGGACTGATTCAGGCTTTCGGATCGCTGTTCATTCCTATTCTCCAGCTCGTAATCCCATATCTGACGGCGTTTGTTGAACTCCTTTACGAAGCAATAGCGGCAATCGCTAGTTTCTTCGGGATCGCGTTTTTCGAGATCGATTGGGGTGGCACTAGCGGTGGCGTAGGTGACATTGCATCTGGTATGGAGGATGCGGCTATCGGTGCTGGTGGCGTTGCTTCCGGTCTGGAAGATGCTGCCGGAGCTGCGAAGAAACTGAAAGATTACACTCTCGGTTTCGACGAGCTGAACGTTATCTCCCCTCCCTCTGAGAGTGGTAGTGGTGGAGGCGGCGGTGCTGGCGGTGGCGGTGTCGGTGACAGCGGTTGGGGCGATGGCCTCGATTTGGACACTCTCTGGGACGAGTCGGTTTTCGCTAAGGCAAGCAAGCAAGTTGACGAGCTGAAAGAGAAAGTCTTGGATTGGTTCGAGGAGTGGAAAACTGAGATCGCTGTTATTAGCGCTGCCCTCAGCGTTATTGCGATCACTCCCCTGCTAAGTCAGCTAGGTAAGGCGCTTGATCTCGGACAAGGTTTCCTTAACACGATGGGTAAGATCAAAAAACTTGCCACATCGGTTATCGTCGTTACCGTCCAATATGCCCTTATGTCTGAACTGTTGAACAAGTTTATGAGCGAGGAGGGCGAAATCTGGGATTACGTCACGGCAATGCTGGTTGGTGCGGCATCCACTTGGGTTCTGTACAAGCAATGGGGGCCTGCTGGCTTAGCGGTCGGTTTCAGCGTAATTGCGTATGCTTCTCTGGAAACCGTTATCGAAAACGGTGGCATTACTGATGGCGAAAGCGCATTGGTCGCCCTGACGGGCGTTGCTGCGGGAGCTGGAACAATAGCTGCCGCGTGGAAGCTCATGAAGCCCGTGTTCGAGGGCATAAAGGATTTCTTCTTGGCAGCTAAAGAAATGGCTCCGCAAGTAGGTTGGCTACCGGCTCTGTTCCCGAAACTGTCCTCGGCGCTGGCCCCTGCGGTTGGTTGGATCACGAGTGCTGCGAAAGCCGTGGGTTCCTTCCTCGCCGGTATTACTGCTCCGGCGTGGGGCGTTATTGTGGCTGTAATCGCGGCTATCGCTTCTGCTGCCTACTTCCTATATAAAAATTGGGACGAAGTAACAGAGGCAGTCAAGGAGTTTATCAATACTGAGATTGTTCCGAAATTGCAGGAAATCAAGGATCACTTCGACGATATCTGGGAAGCGATTGAGCCGGTGGTCGATGCACTCGTCGATTTCGGTAAGGATGTTGCCAAGTTCCTGAAACCGGCGATTAAAGCCGTAAAGAATTTCTTAGAGGAAGTCGATATTCTCGCGGGTGTTGGCAAGGTAATCGAGTTCATCGGCGGTGTGGTTTTCTCTGTTTTGGGAGCGGCGGTCGCTGGCGTGGTTAATGCGCTGGTTTCTTACGTCGAGAATTTTACGCAAGTGTTCAGCGGCGTTATTCAGGTTGTCAGCGGAGTAATCCAGTTTATCG